CTCCTACTTGATTCCGAAATCCTCTTAAATTCTCATTAGTGGGTATATAAAGATCTTCTAGCCTCAAGAAGTACCATTGCCCTTTGTATTGAAACATGGTCTGATTAAAAGAGCTATTAATCTTATTTAGCACCTCTAATTTGCTATCATATTGTTTAGGCTCTTGTACAAATGTTCTTGTATCAAAATAGCACTGATCTAAACACATATCTGTGTTTGTGCTATTCATTGATGTATGATACAAGCTATTGTAAACCCTTGATTGTACAAGGTTTTGAGGAGACTCTTGCAAGCAATATCCAATTGCGGTCCAAGGTGTTATTTTACCTACAACCTCCGCTCCATTGTTGCTAAACTGCTTATCTTCAAGCTGACCAATTCCCTCTGTTGCAGTCAGTGTAAGCACATGGTTTGTACCTATCCAAGTCTCTTGAAAATTATCTTGTAAAATAAATCCATACCAATATGGGCTAAATGACCCGAAGCTAAATATAACTTCTATGTCATTGTCATTATCTGTAAGAAAGCTATCCATCGTAACCGATGAATCGCTTGCTATTATATTAATTGTTGCTTGTTGTGGCCTATAAGGCTTAAATAAATCTTCAGATGTATTATATTCTGAAAGTGTAAATGGCTTTGCTGCTGGAATCAAATATGTTACTGCCCCAGCCCATCCTTCAAATAAAAATTGAACGGTACAAGTATCGCCTTGTGCATTCTTAAACTCTAATCTATATTTTTCACTTCTAGCCAATTCTATTTATATTAGTGTTTGTTCTATTTAAAGCACCTACTAAATCAGAACCTCTCAAACTTAAACTTACCGCTCCAGTCATTGCTAATCCGCCAGCATTTACACCACCAAAATTTACTGCTTGTGATCTATTTATTCCAATTCCAGCACCTCTACCAACTCCACCGCCACCAGTTGCAGAATCCAATACTTTCATAGTTGCACTATACCCACCTCTAGTTATAGCATCAGCAGCCGCAATTGCAATACTTGTTGCAATAATTCTTGAAAGAATTGCCGCTAATTGTTGCAATACAACTTTACCAAATTCTTTCCAACTAAATTTACCTTGTTCAAGAATAGTGTCAAAAACATAACTTAATGGAGCAGCAATTAAGTTTTCAACTGTATCTTTTACTTGAATTCCCAGTTTTAAAGTTTGTTCTTGTATATTTTTATAACTATCAAGTACTTCTTTTTTAATTACTTCACCTATTTTTGGGCCTTTAAAATTCTTTAAACTTTCTTGAAAATCAGCTCTAAAACCTCTAATCTTTTTATCTAATTCAAGAATTTCTTTTCTTTCTTGTTTTTGTTTATTTAAATTATCAATAACATCTTGTAAAGGCTTACCTTGGGCGTATTCACTAAAAGTTTCTGCCCTTAACTTTTTTTGTTCTTCTCTTTGTTTCTTTAAACCTTCAATAAATTTCTTAAATCTATCTGCATTATCCTTTTCAGCTATTCCTTCTGTCTTTGCTCTTGCTTTAGCTGCTTCTTCTGCAGCTTTTTGTTGAGCTTTTAAAGCCTCTGTTTGTGTTTTAATTATTCCAGTATTTGTGGCAATTTTTAAATCTACATCAGTTAATATTTTATTTAAAAATTGAAATGCCTCGCCACTTTGTTCTATTTGATCAATTGATTCTAATTGAATAGCTAAAAAAGGAGCATAACCTTTAAGTATTCCTTTTAATGCTTTAGGAATATCACCTAAAAAATCTTGTTTTTGTAATGAGGCAAGTTGAGTAAGAGCATTAGTTGTTTCTTTTTCAATTGCCTTTATTAATGCTTGTCTAGTACCATCAAGAATTATATTTTCTTTCTTGATAGCTGCTAATTGTTTTAATGTTTGTAGGTTATCACCATTTATGGTTTTTTCTTTATCTAATGCCTCAATCACATCTGGCATTACATTTTTTAAACCTTCGTAAGCTCCTAGCCTATTTGATTGAGAAGATTTTGAGTTTTCTAGTACAGAAATTAAATTATCTATACTTTTTGCTTCAGCAATTCCAGCAGCAGTTGAAGCTATTTGTGCCTTTTCATATTGTTCGGTTGCTATTTTAGTTTTACTAACTAAACCAAATATTTGACCGAGAGCGTTACTTAAAGACCCATATTCTTGTACTAAACCAGTAATGGCTGAAGTAAGAACACCAAAGCCAAATGCAAGTCCTGCTGGGCCAGCAATAGAGTTTAAGATTGCTCCTAGTGCTTTACCAGCTCCGCCAGTTGTTTGTTTTAATGCAACAAATTGATCGACAAGAAGAGGTAAGTTATTCTGAATTGCAATAAAACCAAATGGTAAATCCCTTGCAACTTGACCCAAAGCAAATAAAGCATTTTGTCCTTGTTGTGCGCCTTTTGCAACACCGGTGAATCCAACCTTGCTTAAATTTGTTAAGCTGCCCTGTAATTCTTGTACATAGGCATTTGCTTTGGCTAAAGCATCCCCAGTAAGGTTTTTTAAATTAGCTTTTACTGAATTTAATTCGGCTTCAACTTGGCTAATTGATTTTTCAAATTTAGATATATCCGCACCTAACCGAAATATAAAATCTTCATTAGCCATTACCTAACCTTTTAAATATTTGTCTATATTCCTCCTCATCAATTTTGACTTCTACCTCATCTCCGGGTAGTTGCCAAAGTGCCTCTGGTGTTTTTGGAGCGGTCTTTGGATCACCCATCAACCGCACCATTGTAAACATTAACATTCTCGTTTGTTTATATTCATCAACCCTTTTATCTTCATGGCCTTTAACCATCAATGATAATTCTCTTGGACTGATGCCATAAAACTCACGAGGTATAATTTTTAGCTCACCAAATGCAAAGGCCTCTATTTCTTCCCACGAGAGTTCTTTTTTTTTGTTTGATCATCAGTGCCTTTTTTTATAAAATCACTTTCTGACCAAACTTTGATTGCTTTCGCAATCTCGCTATCTTCTTGATCGTTGAGTAAAGTTTGCTCTACCCATTCAACAATGTCAGCGAATTTGTATTTTGGATCAACTTCTTTTACGATACAATTGTTAAAATAACCGCTATAAATAATGTGACTTATTGTGATCTCATTAAGAACAGAGCTATCTAAATTCTTATCGTTTTGGAATTTTTCTTGTAAATACCTAAAAGAAGCCATCCCAAATTTTAGTCCAATAGTTTCTTCGTTAATAGTAATAGTAGTATAGTTCATAATTATGCAGTTACATCAATTGTTCCAGTTGATGCGATTGTTCCAGAAAAGTTTACAAATTCAGTTGTAGCTTGATTCATTGTCAAAGATGTGATATAACCAGCAAATTGATGGTAATAAGCAGCGCCAGCAGATGAACCGCTCACAACTGGGTTTTGTACTCTTACGGTTACAAGTGTCTTATTCGCAAATGCTGAAAGCAAAGAGCTATAAGAAACTTGAGAAACGCTTGGAGCAGTTTCGCAAATTGCATCGAAATCCAAACTCATTTGAGGCTCGCCTACCGCAGTAAGAACGCCGCAATTTGTTTGATCGGTGGTAGAATCGACCGTAGAGTTTACGGAAGAAGTACGCAAACAAACGAGGTTTTTATATGATGAGCCACCAGCCACATCAATCTCGATGTTTTGTAAAGAACCTTGAACTTGTGCCATTGTTTGTTTATTTTTGGTTTACTAAATTACGAATTGTTAATATCTTTCTACTTATATAATTATCTCCCTCCCACAAAGGTAAGTAAGTTGACAATGTCCTAGCCATTGGGAAAACCTCAAAGTCGGCATCATCAAACCCATCGACTTGTGTATCTGGGATCAAAATATTTAAAATTTGGTTGGCAATATTATCAACTTGCCCCATGTTGTTATTCTTATTTTGCTCACTATATACCTCAATTGTTACCTCTACAATATTACTAAATGAATTATTTGTGTTGTCCGCAACCTCGGTAATATTAGTGATTATTGCATATTGTTCGGGAGGTGTATTAAATGGAGGTGCGCCATATACGGGTACATTCCTACCCGACCATGTTATATTGCCATTCAAGGCATTTACATAAATTGTACGTACACTATTTGAGCAATCCTTCATTATACCTTTTTAACCTTTTTTAAATATGCTCTTATCCTTTTTTGGTATTCTGGCCAATATGCCAAAATACTTGGTCTCATATATGGCCTTGGTCTCAAATTAATCTTTTTTATCCCTCTACCCTTATATAGTGAGGCTAATTGTTTCCATGCGCTTGTTTCGGGTGGTACAAAGCCATCCCCCGTACCAAACTCAATATAAGCCGCATAGTCCGTTTGAGCAACAAATTGATAGCTCAAAAATTGCTCCTTGTTAAAGGATATTGAATTTATCAATCTACCCGTATCCACGGCTGGCTTTGAGTTCGGCCCACTAGGAGATGCAAGTAAATTCTTAGCACTTCTCACCATATCTTCTCCCGTTGCCGCCAACTCACGATCCATGGTTGCACTAACCTCATCAACCGTTTGCTTGTATTTATTAAGCATACGTTGAAATCGAGCATCTTTTATTTGCAATTTAAACCCACTAGCCATTAAAATACTACTTTTTTATATTGATGATAGTTTAAGCCATCCCAATTGTTATATTGACTAAGCAAAGAGTTTTTGTCGGCATTCATCTTTTTACCTCTATTCTCAAATTGCCATGAAGTTAAAGCAAGAATGTCATTTGCCAAATCTTCGGGAATTGCACTATAACCGCATTGATATTGTACGTTGTAAATACCAGGCGTATATAGCCACAATTTACCTCCTATAATCTCGTAATCTTCGTTTTTTATTAGTGTAGTATAAGTATTTATACCAGTCTTTATTGCCACACTATCTATGCAAACAAGCGGCCCATAAGGCAAATCAACAATCCAAACTTGAGGAGCAATGCCGCTTAGGCTTATGTTTGCTTTTAAGAGTTTATTAACAAGTGCAATACCACTGATCTTCTCCAAATGTACCCTAGATGCGCTTATCAAGTCTTTTATCAAACCATCCTCAAAATCGTAGTCTATCTTAAGCCAACTTTTCGCATCGGGTAGGGATACTGGCTCTACAACGCCGTCAGCTATTGTCGTTATCCCGTTTATATATATCGCCATTTTTACTAATATTTATAATACATTTCTCTGACCCATTTTTCAAACTCATCGAGTGTTTTGCTCGGATCATGATTTCGGGATCGATCTTTTGCTTTCCTTGATGCTTCGCTATATTTTTGGGCATTATCCAGTTCAGTAATTGCTTTAACCCAGCTTTTAATATCATTCCTATCTTTTATATAAATGCCCGCTTTGCCACAATTCTCCTTTAATCCTTCGGCTTCCGAGCAAATTACGGGTATCCCACTACACATTGCCTCGGTTGCCGTTCTTCCCCAACTTTCATATTCACTCGGCATTAATAGTATTCTCGTTTGCCTATAATGTTGCAATATATCGGCCGAATTTGGCACGATTGTAAGGTTTTTAATACTTGGCCTTACTTGCTCATCATAGCTCCCTAAAACGCCTAGAAATCGCTTGTGGGGCATTGCCTCTGCTATCTTTTCAAATATCTTCCCGCCTTTGTTCTCGTTTAGGTTAATTAGAGTAATATATTCATTCTTCGACGGATCAATCCCCAAGTCATAGATGCGATAGTCAACGGGCGGAGTCATTATAAAGTTAGGCCAATTATAATTTAACTTGTCTTTTAACCAAAAAGAATTATACACAATGTGTTGATTTGCGTTTGCGTTTACAATTTCGGGGTATAAATGGCTATTGTGTATTAAATGAAAAACGGGTTTTTTATACAATTGAGCTGCCCCAATTGTCCATCTTGTATAATCCAAATGTGTAAAAACTACATGACTCCAATTCATTAAAGAGTCTATCACATTTGGTTGTGGAGGAAATACATCTATGCCGTCAAAGACATAATTGTTTTTAATCTTATATTGATTGGCTTGATGCAGTAAAACTTTTATGTGATGCCCTTTTGATTGTAAATCTTTAAGCATCCAATGTAGCATATACTCAGCACCGCAGTTGTGGCGTGGAGGATATAAATGAATTGAAGCAAGTATATTCATAGTAATTTATTTGCAGAGCCATCAAAGATATTTGTATAATCAGCAAGATGATTCCATAGTGGAGAGTAATGTGGTTTTTGCCAAGCCATCATTGGCGAAATTATGAAAGTTTTTAACCTTGGTTGTATATTTCTCAAAAGCCAGTCATCGAACATATTTGTATGATCATTATATGACTCGCATAATTTTTTCGGATTATTATAAAGCACTGCGTGAGTTGTCCAACAACCATTTACGCTAAATAGATTGTCACTATACCTTGAATACTCACCAATTATATTTGCTCCTAAATAACAAAGCTCCCAATCACTAGGGAGTTGACTTAATGCGCTTTCATAATGCGCATATTCTTTTATCACTACATCATCTTCAAATAACGGCAACACTCCTTCGTGTTCGCTCATTATTTTCATCATGCTTTTATTAAAACTATGCTTTGGATTTTCATCCTTAATTGCATAG